GCGCTCGGCGGTGACTTCCACCAGCCGCGCATATTGCCATTGGATATCACCGCTGCTTGTCTCTCGATACAAACGTTCACGCTTCCCGCGCAGGGGCAGTACGCTGATTACAACAAAGCGCAGGCGGATGCGGCGGCGGAGGGCGAGGAATTCACAGACACGCTGGGCGATGGCGCGGCGGCGTTCGACAAATTAGGAATCAGCATCACAGATTCCAGCGGCAATCTGCGAAGTTCGCAAGACGTTTATGCAGAAACGATTGACGCCCTCGGTAAGATCACCAACCCCGCAGAACGCGACGCTCTCGCAATGTCGCTCTTCGGCAAGAGCGCAATGGAACTCAACCCACTGATCAAAACAGGCTCAGCGGGCATGGCAGAGATGGCGCAACAGGGGCATGACCTGGGCGCGGTGATGTCTGAAGAGACTGTGGCGTCTTTTGATAAATTTGGCGATACGCTCGATGGGCTAAAGGACGGTCTGAAAGGCGTGCTCGGCGAATTGGCGGGCGTGTTCCTGCCAGGCTTCCAAATGGTCTTTGACCAGGCGGGCGGATACCTGAAAGATTTCAAAGCCATCGTAGATGGTTCTGGCGGCGACATGGGCAAGATCGCCGAGGGCATGGGCGGACTGATCACCCAAATCATTACAGACGTATCCGCTCAAATTCCACAATTGATGCAGACTGGCATGGATATTCTCATGTCCATTGTGGATTCGATTTTGGTAAATCTCCCGATGATGATTTCCACGGGAGTCGAGATGCTCTTAAAACTGGTTGACGGCTTATTGACAGCCCTGCCTTCATTGGTCGAGGCTGCGCTTTTAGCGATCATCGCGCTGGCAAACGGTCTCACATTGGCCCTGCCGACTTTGATCCCTGCGATAGTTTCTGTGGTTCAACAAATTGTCGCCATTTTGATCGAGAATCTACCCGTGCTCATTACTGCGGCGATGCAGATCATCATTGCATTGGTTCAAGGTATCAGCGCTGCCATGCCTATGCTTATTGATCTAATGGGACCGCAGATGTCAATAACATTAACTATGGCGCTGCTTTCCCTTATTCCTGTATTGTTGCAGCTTGGTGCACAATTGTTGATCGCGCTGGCTGAAGGTTTGATTTCGATGATCAACCCGAAGGTGTTGGAGTTTTCCACAAACTTTATCGAGACGATGCTGTTCGAGGCTGCGATGTGGGCAATCAAAGCCGCTTCAATGGGACTGAATTTTATCAACGGGATGATAAATGGCATAAAAAATGGCGCAGGCGCTTTGTACAATGCGATCAGAAATATTGTAAAGAATATGATCGCATCTATCATGGGCGCGTTAGATATGCACTCGCCCTCTGGGGTTGGCGAAGATATCGGCGCTAATTTTACGCAAAGCGTCGGATCGGGTGCGGAGGATGTCGCGCCTGATGTGCGCAAACACCTGGCACGAACAATGTTTGGTCTTACCAGTAACTTGCAGGCAACGCTCTCAGCTGGCGCGTCTGGCTCAGGTGGCGCGTCTGGCTCAGGCATACCACAAACAGCAAGCGCAGGCGCGCAAATCAATATTGGTGACATCATCGTCAACGTGCCTGGCACAACCGCCACAGCGCAACAGATCGGTATTGCAGTGCAGGACGGCTTGCTGAAGTCTCTGCGGGCAGTGGGAGCTGTGTAAGCCATGTATCGCCTCATACGATTTGGTCAGATCAATCTCGTTCACTCCAACCAGGTGGACACCATCGGCTCTGGCGCCACGCCGACTGCATACCAGACGTTGCCTGAAGGCGGCGCGCTGGACCTCTTCGGGTCACAGCAAAAACACCCTGGCACGGTGGAACGTAGTAAGTCCTTACGACTTACCGCACCTACAGAAGCCGTTCTGGAAATTTTATTCTTTCAATTGCTTGCCCTGCGCGGGAAGCGTGAACGTTTGTATCGAGAGACAAGCAGCGGTGATATCCAATGGCAATATGCGCGGCTGGTGGAAGTCACCGCCGAGCGCAGTTATGAAATGACCAGGTTCAGACGCATTCAGGACATATCCCTGCGCTTTGTCACGCAGGAAGCCTTCTGGCGCGGCGACCTGGGCGGCGTTTGGTATTTTGATTCTGGTGAATATTTTGATACGGGACTTGCGTTCGATAGCGGCGAAACGCATCCGCTCACAACCAGTCCTACGTCTTTTACCATTTCAATTGGGGCGTCCACAGATGCAGGACGCGCAGCTGTCCGCGCTGTGAGAATGGCGATCAGCGCAGGCGCATCTCCAATGAGCGCTATCACCATCGCGCGCACAGGCGGAGAGTCCATTACCTTCAGCGGCACGATCGCGGCGAATAAAACGCTGGTGATCGACACAGGCACGATGCAGGTCACGAATGACGGCGTGGATGCGTATGCCAATCTCACGCTTTCTCCCACGGCCGATCTTGCATCCTGGTTCGCGCTTGCGCCTGGCGATAACACCATCACCGTCACATTCACGGGCGGCGGCGCGGGCAAGCAAATTGCCTTTACGTATTATGAGGTTTGGAGCTAATGCAAATTCGTAACTATTGGGTCGATATCGAGAACAGCAGCGGCGCGCGAGTTGGCGCAGGTCCGCTTCGCGCTTCGCAGTTCAATACCACAGACAGGCTCTCTGCCTGCGGTGAGTTTTCGTTTGTCGTCTCCGCGTCCGATCCCAACCTCAGCGCGCTTGCTGAAAAACGCGCGGCGATCTGCAAGTATGTGGATATGAACGGAGTCGTGCAAAACTTTGGCGGCGGCGTGATCGATAGGATAGAGCGCGTGATCGGCGAAGATGGACGCATGGAGATCCATGTCTCTGGCAACAACCTGGCGCGTGAGTTGAGCTATCGCAGTGTGGGGGCGCTTGATCTCTCCGGTGTGGGCGGCGCAGGTGTGGCCGACGCGCCCGATCAGATCATGGCTCTGGCTCCCGCAGGCTGGACGATCAACGACGGCACTACGCTGATCAACACGTATGCAGGATATAACGGAGAGTCGGTACTTAACGCATTGGCAGGCGTTGGAGAATATATTGGCGAACATTGGCGGCTCGGTTCTGGGCGTGCCGTGGATTGGATTGGACCTGCCAGCACCTTCATCGCGTCAGGTGTTCGCGCTGTGCAGCACATCAATGATCCTGTTTCTGCGGAAACGGCGGCAGGCATTGCGCTGATTACCTCGTTCAAAGAAGTCAGTGATGCGGCGGAACTGCTGACGCGTGTCATCCCGCATGGGGCAGGCAATGGCGGAGTCGTGCTCACCCTGGCATCCATCACAGACAGCGCGCCGACGGGCTACAGCGTGGATGCCGCGTTGAACTATGTCAAACGCAACGCCTCAGAAACCACCTATGGACGCATCGAGCGCGCGCTGGATTTCAAAGACATCGCGCCGCTCTCCAACACGACAGCGGATATTCAGGCGGCAGCAAACATGCTGTTACAAGCCTGCGTCGAGCATCTGCGCCGTTATGGCGAGCCTCAAAAGTTTTATGACATCGGCTTATCCAAAGTGGATCAAGTGATGCAAGTGGGCACGACCCTGCGCGCCGTCTATCGTCTGCTTGTGGATTCAGCGGTTGTGTACGACCTGAATAACGACTTTAATATTATCCAGGTGCAAAACCAGATCACTGCCGAGGGCATCCATACCACTGGCGTGACGATCTCTACTATTGACCGCCTGCCGCAGTCAGACAATGAGTTTCTGGCGGCGACCATCCAGGCGAGCCGCGTCGTTGCTGCCAAGCAGCAATTAGGCGCCAGTGTGGATACATTCACCTACCGCGATGAGATGGACAACAGCAAGGGCGCATCCTTCCGCTTTTGGTTGGGTGACGAATATACAAGCGTTCAACGTGCCGTTTTACGCTTTTGTATTCAACCGCTTCGCAGCACGGTTAAATCTGTGGCGGGTTCGAGTACAACGACCGCAAGCGGCGGCGGATCAACCAGCGGCAGCGATGGTGGCAGTTCGCTTACCTCAGCCTCGGGTGGTGGCACTACGCCGACCTCAGGGACCGAAAGCGCGAACCATTCACACGGTATGTCTGTCGGGGCAGGAACTATTGCATACGATGTCGGTTTAACTAATTTAGGCGCTTTGGTGGCAAATGCTGGCTATGGCGGCGGCACAGTAAATGCCATCCAAAATAATTCTACTAATCATACGCACAATTTTACAGTCCCCGCGCATACACATGGCGTCACCGTGCCCAGTCATACGCATTCCACTCCAAATCACACACACGATCTGACGCCGAATATTTCGATGGTATATGGGATCTTCGAGGAAAGTGCAAGCACCACGCTGGCATTGGCGAATCTGGTCATTAAATTGAACAGCGGCGCGGACCTCATCGCCAGCGTGGTGGATATAAGCAATGGTTGGTATGAACTGGATATTACCGATGTGCTAACCGATGCTGTGTTCCGCCCGTCGCAGGAAAACAACGAGATTGCCATCACAACAGCCACCGCCAAAACCGCGCGCATCGAGGCACAACTCACAGTTCGCGGCGTGGTGCAGGCTGTGGCGTATGGATAAGGAGGATGAATGAAAACAAAAATAATCCTGTATATGCTGCTTGCAATATATGCGCTTGTTTCAGCTGCTGCGCTCGGGTCACTAATTTGGATTACAAGCGTCAGCAACGTGAGCCTCGCAGATTGCTGGAGCGTGCGGATGCCGACCTACGCCACCATCTATACCGAAAGTAATTTGGCGACCAATATTGTCGCCAGTCTCAACCCCAGAGATATGATTTATATATGTGGAGAGTGAAAGAATGACAACGAATTACCATACCCCAATTACGGTAGGAGCGGCTGCCAATGTATCGGTAGTCAATAATCCCCTGGCTCAACTTGATGAGGAGATTGGCAATCTCGCCCTGGTTGAAAAAGATGGTCACATTATCCAGGATGAAGGCGTAGACCTGGCACAGCAACAGCGCATCAATTTCACTGGTTCGGGAGTGAGGGCGACGGATACGCCTGGCGTGACTGTTGTTGATGTCGCAGGCAGGGAGGTTCTAACTGCTGCCCGTACTTATTATGTCCGCACAGATGGATCAGACAGCAATACGGGTTTGGCGAATACTGCAGGCGGCGCGTTCCTAACTGCACAAAAGGCAATCAACGAGGCGCTCAATTTAGATGCCAGAACTTATCAAGTAACCATTCAAATCGGCCCTGGAACTCGCACGGCCGGAATGACGATTTCAGCCCAGATGACTGGAACGTTACCTCTAATTATTATTGGCGATAATAGCACTCCCGCAAACTGCAAAATTACAACAACAGCCGCAAACTGCTTTACCATAACTGGCGGGGCAACCGTGACAATAAGTGGATTCCAGCCAAAAACAATTAACTCTGGGAACTGCTTGGATGTAGAACTAGGATCAGTTCTCATCGGCTACATGACATTTGACGAATCCGCTGGATTTCATCAGCAGCTTGGAGAGGGCGCAACCGTCACCTGGTTTGCCAACTATTCAATTATTGGGGGAGCTGTTGGGCATTGTCATACATCCTCCCCTTGTACTTTCCAAACATACGCTATTACTGTCACCTTGACGGGTACTCCCGCTTGGGGATCGTTCGGAGCAGGCGCCGCAAATGGCGGCACACAATATTGGGCGAATGTAACCTTTTCTGGAAGCGCAACTGGGCAAAGATATTACGTGCATAAAAACGGCGTTATTGATTGTGGCGGCGGTGCATCTGAAACATTTCTGCCAGGCACGAGTAATTGCGGCGTGCCCACAACATAGGCATTTGCATCATCCTGGGTGACCAGCGCATAATAAACGCTGTCGACACCCACGATGCTTCTTGACTCATCTGTAGCGGTCATAATATTCTCCTTTGTTTCTATAGATAGGTAAAATCTTTTGCCAGTCCGTAGTGACCTGTTTCAATGTCCTGCGGGAGTTGGCGTTCAGAACCTTTTTGAAAACCAGCGGCGAGCATGGCGGCATCCACATTCGGAAGCGTGACCAACCCAACCGTGCTGTAAATCGAAACTTGTATCAAATAGGATCGTTCTGTCTCAATACCATCCGCGCTCTGTTCAGGCGATCCGTCAATCATTTGGTAGGCGATGAATGTGGCGGGCAATGTGCCTGTGCTTTTATATGGAGCAAGCGCAAACGGCACAGCTGGGGAGAGGGTATTGAGGGCAGTGGTCACACGCTCGAAGATGGTGGTCATAGGTCAATCCACCAGTTCTGCTGCTTTTAGTCGATTGCGTATCAGGTTCGTAATTACCGAGCGTTTTGACCTGATTGCAGGGCGTATGAAGGACTGAGCCGCCATGTAAACTGATCCGAACTCTACTGCGCGGGCTTGAATGGAGGTCTTTTTATCTGTGTAATCCAGGTCGTAAATGATCCCGATTTCACGGTAGTTGTAGTTTCCTTCCGCGCTCGGCACTTTGACGGTGATGTGATCGAGTAAATTTCCTGAGTCAATAGGAACACGAGCGCGCATTTCGGCTAAAAGAATGTCGCTTGCTTCCGCCAACGCTTCACGGGACACCTGATTAATTTTTATGCCTGCATTAACAAGATCGGCGACATAGTCTTCAAATCCAGTAATATTAAATGCAGATTTCATCGCTACACCGTGCCTTTTGCACGTTCAACGCGCAGCACAACCCAGCGATTGCGCCCCTGGACAGGGTCCTTTGAAATGATCTTCCAGGCCTCATTATTGTTCAGCACCTGCCAGGTTTCGAGGATGTCGGTTCGATGGCGGACAGTCACCGTTGCGCGCTGGATAGATTTATCCGCCTCGCTGGAAACAGACTCCTGCCCGTGGTCATTGACCCACTTCGCCCAAACGGTCGGGTTGGTGGAAACGTTGGCGTAGGTCTCGCTCTGCGCGCCGCCTGCGTCGGTGACGATGGTCGGCGACTGAAAGGTAATGCGGGTGCGCATCTCGCCAGGGTTGACAGTAAACTCTGCCACTACGACCTCACATCATCTGCGGGGTGCTTCAACACCACCACATAAAGATTATCTGAAAGGTCATCGGAGGAGGTCTGCGCAATCTGAAAATCTGCGCTAATGATGGATTCAAACTTTGAAGTTTGGCTTCCGCTGACGCCATAGACTCCGACGAGTTTGATAACGACATCGCCCTCGCGCGCGCCTGCCAGGTAGATCGAGCCTGCGCCATTCATTCCTTCAAATTCGTACTTGCGGTATTTCAACGCCTCAGCTTCCAACTGCGCCATTGGCGCGCCAAATACAGGCTGACCTACCTGCATGGGGTTGTCATACCAATTCACCAGCAACATGCCCGCCGCCAGCTTGGCCACAGGGTTGATCGTGCTGTCTGCCGTCCAATCGTGCCCAGTCGCGTTGAACAGGTATTCATCCACATGCGGCAAAAGCATCAACAGAACCGCATCGGTGGATTCGGTTCTGACAAAATTTGCGGCTTCGGCGGCTGTCAGGATGTTGGGCATGGCAAAAAAATTTCCTCTGGCGGTGAGACAGGCATGGAGCCTGCCTCACCTTACCAATAAACCCAGCAGGGACAGCCTGGAAGGAAGCTGTCCCAGAAACTGGCGAGATTATTTCCGCTTTTCCTTCGGTGATTTCACCTCGATCAGCGGCGCAGGGATCGCCTCGCTAGGCGTTTCTGCGGAAACAGTCGCTTGGGGCGCACCAGTCATCGGTGCGCGGCTCAATTCCTTCCAGCCTGCATCCAGATACTCCTGGACTTTCGCAGGCGGGACATTCATCGACTCGTTGCCGCGCACCATCAACACCAGGTCAGGCATGGCTTATCCCAACAGAATGGCGAGCGCTTCGGGTTTGATGACCTTCACGCCCCACGCCAAACCGACTTCATACGCAATGCGGCGGCGCTGGCGGTACATGGCAACCTGGAAGGTGATTCCAGTCTGTTTGTCAGTGATCGCCATCACGTCGTCAGCGCCATCCCCGCCTTCGGGCATGGCAGGCTGGCGCATCATCAAATGAATGGCGCTCTTGCTGAACGCCAAGTTCGCGGCATAGGAAGCCGCGCAGGAGACAGGATCGTTGTTGACCCACGCCACCAGGTTGCCAGGGTTGGCGAGCACAATATCGCCATCGCCGTCGCCAGCAAATCCCGTCTTGACGACGTACTTGTTGGTATCGCGGCTGGTCTTGGTATTGGTCAAAACGTCGCCTGCAAGAATGGTGCCAGTTCCAGTATCGACGTGAATTGTCTTTGACCCAGCGGCATAACCAGCAGTCAAATCGACCAGGTAGCCTGATTCGGTTCCACCTGTATGGGTCTTTACCTGTGCGCTTTCACGCACATCAAAGCCCATCAGCGGAAGCAGGATGCCGCGCCGTAGAAGGTCTTCTCCGCCGCTTTCGTTGGCTTTCCACAACTCGGTCAACGACTTCAAAGCCGCGCCCGCCGTGGTATTGAGCACCAACTGCAAATCGGTGGTCGGAGCGCCGTTATCCGCTAAAATCTTGAACAACTGCGCCATGAAAGTCAACTTATTGGTGCTGTCGAACGGCGTAGTTCCTGCGGTACCGTAAGCGCGCGAGGCGCTCACATACAGGGCAGCCAGGTCAGCTTCGACAGCGTTTACAAGCGAACGCATCGCCTGCACGAACTGGTCACGCATGATCACATCGTACATGCTGCCCAAGCCCTTCTGCTCTTCGCCTGTCCAGTAGAAGGTATGCGACTTCGAGTTGGCAATGGTCATGGTGTCGGAACCCTGGGTCGAATCGCTCGGGTCGGGTCCAGTGGCAGCAGCGACAATATCTGTGGGCGAGCCAAAAGCAGGCACCACAGGGTAACGAATGGTCTGGTCTTTGGCGACCATTTCACCGCTGGCATCGAGCGTCACAGCGGGAATGAAACCAGTCAGCTCGCGCAGGATAATGTCCTTCGCGTCGTACATGGTCGGGATCAGGTTGGTAAGTGAGTTAGCCATTTTCTAATACCTCTCTTTTTTAGTCTTCGACTTTTCCGCCAGCGCGGACGAACTGCTCGCGCTCTGCGTAATTCATGGCGTCCCACTCGGAACGCTTCACACTGCCTTTGGGTTTATCTTCATCGGGAGTGGGGGATGTGGGGGAAGCGGGGACGAACAACCTGGCAACGTCGCTGGGGGCATTCACGCTCACCAGTTTTGTGTATAACGCGAGTTTCGCGTCATAGTCGGCTTGCAAATCATCCAGCGAATTTTGCAGAGCCAGCGCCTGTTGCGTCGCCTCTTCCGTTCCCTGATCGAGCAGCGCGGCAATTTCGGCAGCTTTCATGTTTCGAGCTGTCTCTGCCGCGTTTACAACGTCGTAGGGTCCTTTGAGATTTAGCATTTTTTTATTTACTCCTTGTTCAATATTTGATCGACACGAGTACGCAGGCTCTGCGCCATGCGTAAGTTCTCCGCACGCGCGGCGTCGCTGGAACGTATCGCGCTCGGTGAATTTTGTAATAAACGGCTGATAGTTTCCTCCAAAGTGGAAACTCGGTCAGCCATCCCCAATTTGACGGCTTGGTTCGCGCCAACCGTCCGCCCTTCGCCAAAATTATTTCGCACATCATCCGGGCTTGCCCCGCGATTACGCGCCACCGCGTTGATGAACATGTCATACGCCTCGTTCACTCGTCCTTGAATGGATGCGCGCGCCTCTTCCGCCAGTGGTTCGTATGGGTTTCCCTCCGTTTTGTATTTACCCGCGCTGATAAACGAGACCTTCACGCCATCCATCTCCATCGCCTTGCTCATATCCTTATGCGCGGCAAACACGCCAATCGAACCGACCTCGCCTGAAGGCGTAACAACCACCTCATCCGCAGCCGTGGCGATCCAATACGCAGCCGAAGCCATCAGATGATTGGCTACCGCCACAATCGGCTTGGTACCACGCGCCGCGAAAATCATGCTGGCAAGCTCTTCGACTCCGCTAATCTGACCGCCTGGGCTGTCAACGTCCAGCACAATAGCGTCGATGTTCGGGTCTTTCATCAAGTCTGAAAACTGTGCGCCGAAACTTTCCGCGCTGGTTGCCCCTGAAATTTCAGTCATCAGGTTGGCTCGCGGAAAGATTGTGCCAAAAAGAGGCATCACTGCCACGCTGTTGACCGCGCGATTCTCAGGACGGGTTGAGCCATGAATGCGGGCTTGAATTTCCTCCGCGCTCAGCTTCTCACCCGCCACATGTCTGGAAACAATCTCCTCCAACGCGGCGAGTTTATTCGGCAAAATTGCCCAGGGAGTTTCTACAAAAGCCTGTAAGACGTGTTTTTTGTTCATGCCTGTTCCTTTTGCGCTGGCAGTGTGTTATCGACCTTTTGCGGAGCTTGTATTGGCTGGATATTGCTTGCCATAAAGAATTGATTGCCCAACGCATAGGGGTTCTGGTCATCGATTGCGCGCGCTTCATTCGGCATCATCTGCCCGCTCTGTATCTTGATCGAGTTCAACTCGGCGCGTTCCTTCGCCTTCATGCGATACAGCGCCTCACGTTTGAACTTGAAATATGATGTCGTTTGCTCTGCCTCTGGGATGTAGCGAATACGCGCGGCTTCCTCCCACGGCACAAGGAACGGGTCCAGTGTCAGCGTTACAAACTCCTCATACTTTTCCTCATTCGAGTTGTACGCCTCTTTGCCCTTGTTCAACATGTGACCAGGCATTCCAAAGAACAAAGCAATATCATCGTCAGTCGCCGAGATGCTATCCAACCACTCTGAGTCCTTCAAGTTCAGATCGACGGGCGTGTATTCCGTTACCTTGTTGTCAAAGACCGCCAGCCGATAGGCATTGTCCGAACCGCTCATAGCTTCCTCATAAGCGCCGCGTATCTTCTCGCGTTTTTCCTTGTCCAGTTCGCCGTTGAACTTGATCGTTGCCGCTGGCATGAACCCCTGCGAATAGAGCATGGACTGCATTTTATTCGCCGCGATCCTGCGCCCGAACGTCTCGCGCGCGTAAGAGATCACGCCGCGCCCCATGCAGCCTGTTTCATCAGGGTTGATCATCAGGTGTAATATCTCCACCGAAGGGATATAAGTGGGCTTTTCTGAATTCGAGAACCGATGTTCATACCAAAGGTTCCCATCCATATCGAAAACTGGCTTTGTGCGGTTGGCTGGCAGGATGAACGTCTGCGCGGGTGAGACAGGCGGCTTCCACTGGTAGGCATTGCCGTAAAACAGAAGCCACTCGACAAATGATTTTTTCATGTAAAACGGAGAGAAGCCCCATAGGTTCGGCGAAATCTGCATCAGGTAGGGCATGTTTCGCGTCACGCTGTCAGGCTCGATGGATTGAATGTCCTCCCCTTCGCGGCGATATTGTTTGAACGGCATGATCGCCACCGCGTCTGAAATGATATTCTTTGCGCGGTATGCCGTGGCAATGCTCTGCGAGGAAAACACAGAAACCATCTCGCCAGATTTCGTGCGGGCGCCATAAGACGGCTCATACCCGCCGCGCGGCGAGTTGTCGCTGTCTATTTTGGGGCTGTTATTACTGAACAGGCTTTTCAACAACATTGTTCATATCCTTTGCAACCATTACGCCAGCGGCAATCAACCCGATCCCAGCGCATATAAAAGCGGCAGGCACATAGATCAAACCGACGCCGATCACGATCAACAAACTGCCTGTAATCCATAAAACATCGTCGAGATATTTAGCCATTGAAAGCCTCGAATGTGCCGATCAACGGACCAGACATCACGCGAATCCGCTCAGGGTGCGGCACGCTGTTCCTGCAATCTTCGACCCACGGGCGGGTATAGAAATCGAGCGGCATGTGGAACATGGGCGAGTCATACGTGGAGGGCGCGCAATGCTTTACGTCGCCCTGGTAGCAGTCCATTCCGCACAGTATTACGGGGTCGCATCCCAGCCACAGGGCGAACCAGGTCGCCGTGTTCGAGCTAAAGAAACCTGTCCACACATTTGGCGCATCAAAGAGGACGTCACTCGTCGGCTCAGGGCTGACATGAATTGCTTTATGTTCCATTACCGCCTTCGCCTGCAATGGGTTGGTCTCTGGCGTATCGTTATAGACCATGTATTTCGGTTCGCAATAATAAAAAGCGTGATAATTGACCGCGATCAAGATGCAATTCTTTGGCAAACGTTTCATGTCCTCGACCAGGCTGGGACCGCCGCCCAGCACAGCCGCTGGGAAGCCTTTGTATTCATTCTCCATCTGTGACAGTAAACGCTTCATTGATTCAACGCTCCGCGCAGTTCAGAGACTTCTTTTCCTACATTGCGGATCTCGTCCGCAAAGCGCTGCGCCATGTGCGCGACGGATTCGGCGTTGGATTTGCGCTGTTGTTCCAAGAAATCCTGCCAGGCTTTATCACGCCGCTCGATGGACTCTGTAAACGTCTTAATCACTTGCAAAGCAAACCAGACGAAAATACCAACCAGCGGAACCTGGATCAACAACCCGATATATGATTCAACATTTTGCACGATTACACTCTCCCCATCGATCTTGCAATTTGTACAACCTGACCGCAGATGTGACGCGCCTGGTTGAGACCAGGAATATCGTTCGTGAACGACATGCGCGGGAATGTGATCATCACATTCCGCAATTCGTCACGCTCAATTGTCACAACGTATTTATTGGATCGCGGGTAAACCCGTAAGGTACAAAGGTTATTTTCGACACCCACCCACTCCACATCCACATTGACTCCGCCCCCGACCGCGCGCTGGCTGTCTGTGCTTTTCGCCGCGTGATTGATCATTTGTTTGAAGGCTTCTTCGAGGTGGCGGATGACGTTTATATCAACATCAACAAATTCAGGACTGACAACGGTGTGCCACCACAAACGCAGGACTTTCCACTCATCGTGAACGATCATCACTGCAATCTGCTTTTGCTTTCGTAAAAAGTACGGTGCTGACATTGCACTCCCAAAATAGTTAACAAAAAACGCCCGACTGACTCAACAGAGTCAGTCGGGCGCATCATTTCCGACAAGCGTCTCGGTCTAAAACCAAGACTGCTAAATTAGTTCTTACGTTCTAATTATAGTCGCGCAGGGTAAATTGTCAAGCAAAATTAAATGACAGACGTTTGGATGAGGGGAGCACCCAAACGTCTGTCGAGATTTATTTTAGAACAAGCTTTCTATTTTGTCAATGCCTCAATTTTCAATAAAACCTCACCAACCATTGCCGCTTCCTGCAAGATAAAATTCATTTGTCGCAGCAACTCCACATGCCGCCACTTGATCCGCGTCACTTCGCTCGCGCCTTCACCCATCGTTTGGATATCTAAAAAACAACGCTGGAGTTTTTTCAACTCCAGCGTGTAACTTTCTTTCGGATCAACAACGTATTTTGCGCTCATGCTTATCCCCTCGCGTATTCGCCTGTGCCGTGCAATCGGTCGCGGATGTCCTGCAGTTCAACTGCAATCCGATTCAAATCCCCAACGTGCCCCCAATGGTGCCCGCCCTGCCCGCTGGCTTGGCGATCGTGCGCCTGCAAGCCCACCGTGATCTGCTTCAAAAGTTTCTCGATCTCCACCTGTTTTTCCTCATACTTTTTGAGGCTGCTTTCCCGGCTTGCAAGATTTCGTTTTTTAGCGTTCTGTTTTCTGATTTCAAGTATTGATTTCATGTTAACTCCTTTTGTGTAAGTGCCTTCATTACGCCGCTGAATGCAAAGGAAGTCAAGCAGTTACATGCCCCAGTCATCATCCAAAATACCGCTCATATCCTCGGCGGGATCTCGCCGCAACGCCAGGTCGAGCGCCATGATCAGGGAGACAACACCATCAATCTTTTCTTTTGACCGTTCCTTATCGGGTTTGATATTTCCTGCAGGGTCCAGGCGCGCAACCACGTTATCCATCATCCACGTTAATACAGGATTATTACCATGCCTGATTTTTTTTGAGAGGACAAGCCGCTCCAGTTCCTTCATGGGTGAAGACATCGAAGCGAATCCCTGACCAAACTGCACCATTGTCAGACCCAACTTTTCCAGCACCTGCACCACGCGCGCCGCGCCCCAACGGTCGAACGCGGTGCGGTCCAGAGTGTAGTCAGTCGCATCCTGTTTGATCTGCTCGAAGATGAAATCATAATCAATCACGTTGCCGTCAGTCTTTTCGATATAGCCATCCCGCACCCACTCATCATAATGCGTGCCCTCCTGGGTGCGCGGCTCGATGGCGTCTTCAGGCAGCCAGAAGCGAGCGACAACATCAATGTATCCGTCGTCCGCTGGGAACGCCAAAACAAATGCGCACAGATCGGACGTTCCCGATAAATCCAATCCACCAAACGCCGTGCGCCCTTTCAGTCGCTCTGGAAGATCAAGCGCGGGAAGTGTGCCGCCACACGCGCGCCATGACTCCATGTCCATCCACTTTGCTTCCCCATATACCCACACATTCAGTTCGCGGCGCTTGAAGTTATTCTGCGCGCCAGGCATTTTTTCAGCGCGCGCAGCTTTCATACGCAGATCATCTAATTTTTTAGAGACACTCAGGTTGGGATTTGCCTTTATCCAGCAGGTCTCATCGCGCCAATCATCATCGTCATCAATGGTAAAGATGATGCCGAACCAGGTATCATCCACGAACGACCCGTCCGCAAAGCCTTCGAGAATTTTGCACGTATATTCATGTTTCTCGAAGCAGATGCTTTGACGGTCCATGCCTGCGGTGGTGATGGCAACGAACAACGGCTGGCGGCGTGAGCCTGTGGCAGTCTCTAAAATATCCCACATCTCTCTGCCTTTCCAGGCATGGATTTCATCCGCTATG